GCCCTGAAACACCAACATACCTTCGAGCGCAACACCCTCCGGCTCGTATGCCGCAGCCACGCAGCTCACCAGCCACTTCTTCATCAGCATCTCTTTAAGTTCTGTGTTCGGGCTAGTGACCGTATCAAGAAACATCTGCAGGCGAGTCTTGCCGTCCCACGGCTTGCTCTCTATCCACTCCTTGACGGGGTTGAACTCCTTCGCCAATAGCTTGAGACAGTCGCGCACCCTCTGGTGTGGCATCCCCATCGTTATGCAGCGATCTTCGATCTCGATGAGCGCCGACTCGTCCTGCATATCCTGTATGAAATCCGAGTTAGGCACCGCAATTTCCATGCGCTTCTTGATGGTGTTGTACCGCGCATCGATCTGGTTAACCGTTAACACGCCGCGTATATTTTCTTTACTGGCAATATATTTCCCGCTGCTGTTGCGCTGAAAGTCATAGCTCACAGGCACGTTGATCTCCTGCAGCGTGGGCATGACCTCCCCCTCTATCGCATCGCCTATCAGCTCCTGCTTGTGGTCGTTATAGTCGCCCTTGCTCTGCGGCATCAGAACATCTGCCTGAGAGCCTGCGTCCCTGATCACCTGCGCGGCCTTGATCGCCTCCCGCTCGCCCGTCATGCTGTCGTCGCAGTCTGCGATGATAACGTGCTTGGCCCTCGGAAAGAATTTAACAATCGACTCAGCGACCGGCGATAGGTTGAACGCATCAAAGGCCACCACCACGGGTTGATTAACATCCTCGAAATAGGATGCGGCGGTGGCGTACCCCTCCGCATAGTTTATCGTCGTCGCCGAGTCTAGCTGATCCACACCGAGGATATAAAAGCTGCCCTTCTTCTTGGAACCAGTGAGGAACTTCTTACCGCCGTCCTCGTCGATAAACTGCAGGCCAACGATGCTTAGATCCTCGTCCCACATGGGTAGCATGAGCTGATTACCATCGCCAACCTTTAGCCCGTGGTTCTCCACCCCCTTCTTCTTCAGGTAGGGATGGATCTCGATGTCCTTTCCCTTGATCCACATATTCTGCGCCCGTTTCGCAGCCCTGTTGTTCTTCTCCTGCCTGTCGATAGCTGCCTGCTCTTTGAGTGCGCGTATCTCCTCCCTCTGCTCATCTGTGATGGCCCTATTACCCTTGTTCTGTGGACGCCACACCGCCGTAGGCTTTTTATGGTCGAGCCGATAGTCACCTGCGTGACCGTAAGGTAAACTCTGATCGAGCCAGAGCTGATACCACCCCACCAGCTTGCGCTTGCCATCCACGTCCATAAAGGCGCGGCCCACACTGCCATCTACGATCAAACCCTTGTTGGGATCAACCTCAAGACCACTGGTAGCCAGAAAGCTCTCAAAATCGTCGCGCAGGTTGCCTGAGAGGGGCGTTGATGCGTCTTTTTGGTTCGGTCTTTTTATTTTGAGGCTCATTGATGTTGACTCCATGTGTGTGGTGTTGCACAATATCATACAAATTTGCAAACAGACAAGAGGATATGTACATGGGACTAACAATTTCTTCCAGCGGCACGGGCGATCGAGAGACGCTACCTGTCGGGCAATACTCAGCAGTGTGCTACAAGATCGTTGACGTGGGCACACGGATGGAAACCTTTCAGCAGGACGACCCTAAAAAAAGAACGTCGGTCTGCATCTATTGGGAGGTTTTACACCCCAAGATGGCAGATGGTCGGCCTTTTAGTATTATGAAACAATACACCTCGTCGCTCAATGAAAACGCTACGCTGCACAAGGATCTGAAGTCATGGCGCGGCAAGAGCTTCACCGAAGAAGAATTAAAAGGCTTTGAGATACAGAATATTTTATCTGTGTCGGCTCAGCTTGAGGTTGCGCACACCGAGGGCGGTAACGCCAAGGTTGTGTCAGTGTTTAAACCAGACGGCGGTGCGAAAAAAACACCGACCGTTAACGCTGCGCAGGTGTTTGACCTAGAGGTGTACTGCCGTGAGTTTAACGGCAAGAGCGATGCCAAGAGCAAGGAGATGTGTGACGTGTTCGCCGATCTGCCATCCTTTATGCAGGAGATGGTGAATGAATCTTTCGAGATGAAGGCGGCAGAGAGCAGCATGGCATCACCGAGTGGCGTTGACGGTTTAGCCGCAATCGCAAAGAAGACGGCTGCGGATAAAAAATCTTCTGAGCCTGTCGTCGAGTTTGATGACGACATTCCGTTCTAGCCGTGCTCAAGATTGAGATTGATCAATCACTTACGTGCTCGCTAGAGTTTACGGAGGCTAATATTAAGAGTGCATCTATCGGCGAGTTGGCAGATGCACTTGAGCTTTTGCACTATCTAGCGCGTGACCTGAAGCATCAAGACATGGCGTGGAAGATCCTTGAGGTATCCGACACGCTCAAGGAGAGACTGAGAAATGCCTGACATGATCAACAGTCCTGAGCACTATGCCGCAGGCGGTATCGAAACCATCGACAGCATCAAGTCGTCGATGGCTACCGCCGAGATGTTTAACGGCTATCTGCAGGGCAACATCATCAAGTATGCCAGCAGGTGCTTTAGGAAGAACGAAGACCCGACCGAGGATCTAAAGAAGATGATCTGGTACGCCAATCGACTAATCAAAGAGGTTGAGGAGAATGCTTGATCGCGGGGATGTGGATGAGAACCTGCGGGACTGCCCGTGGATCCAGCCAGACGCTGTGATGTGCGATCAGCACGACGTGGAGATGTCTGCGGAGGAGGATGAGGAGGGCTTTACTATTTACCTTTGTCGAATTTGTGAGTCGCTGACGTTTCGCCCTTTTCATAAGCGCAGGAGATAAAGTACGTCTTAACCCCACTTTTAGATAGAGGAATGTGCTATGGATTTTAAGGTAGGAATCTACGAAGATCTTGACTACCCCACCTATGACTCGATACCGGCGTGGCGATCCCACGACCTGACCAGCATCTCTCGGTGCCCGTATTCTTGGAAGAACAAGGTGTTTAACAACTCTCCTGCCCTTCTGGAGGGAAGGGTTCAGCATTCAGTATTCTTAGAGCTGGATAAGTTCGACGAGGAATACGCCATCGAGCCTGCGGTCGATAAGAGAACCAAGGTCGGAAAGGCTGAGTATGAAGACTGGAAGACAACCGTGGGCGACCGCACGCCAGTCAAGCAAGACCTCGTTGATGTATGCATGGAGCGCCGTGAGGTTCTTGCCGAGCACATACCCAAGCCAGAGCATCGGTGTGAGCTAACACTTTGTTGGGAGTGGCACGGCTATCCCTGCAAGGGTAAGCTCGACTGGCACACCGGCACCGACATCTGGGATCTCAAGACCTGCCGCGATGCCTCGCCCCGTGGCTTTAAGTCTGCGGTGAATAACTTTCTGTATTTCCAACAGGCGGCGTATTATCTGACGGGGTGCCGCGCCGTAGGTTTACCAACCGAGAAATTTTATTTTCTTGCAGTCGAGAAGATGCACCCCTACCCCTTTGGCGTATTTACCCTGAGCGAGGAGGCGATCGAGTACGGCAACGCCAAGAATGAGCAGGCGTTGGCGCTCGGACTAAAGTGCAGGGAGACTGGCATCTATCGACCGTACAATATGTCCGAAACCATCGAGTTCGATGTCAATGATCTTTACTGAGGAGGAGGCGATCAAGGAGCGGCAGTGGGCAGATGAAAAGAAGTACCACGCCGCCCGTTTTGCTTGGAAGAACCAACATCGTTACATTCCTAGCGGTAAGCTGAACTGGCGGCAGTGGTGGGAGAAAATGTTCAGTGATAATTTGATGGATTATGCGATGAAGAAGAAGAAGGACGGTTGATGATTAGTCCAACCAACCGTCATAATATCTGACCTCCATACCCTCAGCTTTCAGATAATCGAGAGCTGACATCACGCTCGCTTCTGCAGATAAATTTCCCTGTCCTGTGGGGCATCGAACAACGGTCTTTAGCTCCGCCGTGCGTTTGTTGCGACCGCAGAACCAAACCTGAATGCCCTTGCCGCCTGTGCAACTGCCCTCATCCTTGGAGCCTTGTGCGACCCACTCATCGTACCAGAGCTTCTCTGAGAACTTGAGTATCGACGTAAGTTTGTCGATGTCAGCAGGTTGATACGCTTCAGCAGTGTCTTCGTTTCGAGTGTAAAACTTCGGTGCTGTTTTCATTTTTTTCTCCTGTGCCCCCGAGGGGGCTAATTGATTAATCTGTTAAAAGTTGGCTAGGTGTGAGGTGTGAGGTAAGTCGCGGGCAAGCTCTTTTTTATCTTCGTCAGTCAAATGTGTAACGTGAAACCAAGCTAACGGAAAAACTAAGTCGTCTGCCAACACTGCTAACGAAAGCTCAGGAATACCGTTGCGTGAGCTGTCCATTACCACAATGGCTCCTTGTACCCTTGGCTTTGGAAATGTTTCAGCTAACAAATCTACGGCTGATTCAAGTGGCCCCAGGCTGCATGATCTAATCTCGGCTGCTGTTGGGAATCTTTTCAGTGTTACTAATGCCATGTTGTTCTCCTAGTTATGATCAAGAATTGCGTTTAGTGCTTGCCGCTTCGTTGGGAACACAGAGGCACGAAAGGGAGGCTCCCCAGTAACCTCGGAAATGACGTTCCATCCGTCGATCCGCTTAACTACCGTATAACACCTTCTTGGATTACCATTAACCATTACAACGTAATAGTCGCCGATTCTTTTGGTAGTTAATTTAGTCATATCTGTATTCCTTTTTTCTGGTTAGTTTCTCTGCTTTCTGATACTTATTATACAGATGCCGTGTCGTTGTGCAACAGTTTATATGCAAATATGTGCAAAAAAGTGTAATTATTTTTAGGAAGGAATA